TAAGATCTCAACTCATAGACGCCAGATGCGAATTGACTTTACTCTTACACTCCCAGGCATGTTCGAGATCGGCAATATCAACGGACTCGCTATCGAGCACGGAGTTGATGTACTTGCCAAAGTAATTTTTAGTTTTAGCCCGGACATAGTTATGTCACCGTTAGCCCTGCCCAGATCTATTTTAGAACCCTGGGTAGATGAAACAATTAGCAAATTAGCACCAAGTGGCGCAGGCCCGTTAACGGATATCTTAGTCCAGCTAAAAACTAGACCCACATTTGAAGAGCAATGGCCAAGTGAATATCAAGCAGGGCTTGCAAAAGGTAAAGCTCGTATGTTAAAATTAGAAAGCATACGTACACAACCGATTACTATGCGAGAGATACTTGCTAAACGCCCGGAGGTATTAGAATGGTGGGATTCAATTGAATAAAGTTAAAGTTATATTGCGAGACCCGTTGAATAAACAAGATACGGCAGACTATACTATAGTAGTCAATGATGATTATATGAGTCAGCAATGGTATCTAGCTTTAACGGATGTGCTACTCGAGCATAAACACCTTGAAAAGAATTTTTGCTTTTTAGGATTCCCGGATAGCCCACGGAACTTAGATTATATTAGTAAAGAACTAATGTCTGCTAGGGAAACAATAAACAATTTCTTTTTACCAGACGATTATCATATTACTGAAACTTTCTACCCCGACGATTTAAGAACAGGTCTTAACCCAAATCAAGACCGCATGAATATCTTACACAATCATTTTGAACATTTGCAAGGGACTGTTGATAATCTAAGCGACTGGTATCGTAGGGCAGATTATCAGACTAAGTTTGCAATTCGGCAGTTAAACATTTTATGCCACGAAGCAGAAAGTCTGATGTTATCGCAACGTAAAAAAGAAACAGATCCAATTTGGATACGCCCGAGTCAGATTACTACATTTTTAAATTGTCCTAGATTAGAGTTTCCCGCTGACCATATGAGAACGTTTGATAAATCTCGCTATGATAGAAAGTTCGGTCATGTTTACTTACATTGGACACAAATTGGCAAAACATTATATGAAGTGTTTAATGATGAAAACGGAGTTGATATAGATCAAGCTACATGTGATGCTATAACACATTTAAAATACTACAGTGGCGAATTTGATATTGAGTGGGGACGAACAATAGCATACTACGGTGAACACCAATGGCACAAGGATCGTATGGATCAGTTTAGCGAATGGTTGCTTCGTAACGGGTTTGATCATAATGATCCTCGATATAACTATGGGTACCACGACGTGGGGCACGTGGAGAATTTAGGTACTCCTGAGGAAACTTGGGATATGCTTAGTAAGCACCTAGATATATTCAAAATTGAAGCAGGTGGGCAGTCTGTTACATACGACTACACATGGGCTGACAAATATTATGCCAATCAACAAATAGCAAGATTAAAGCGCGGATATGATTATAGTAGCAGGTGACAGTTTTGTATACGGAAGTGAGTTAGCTAATCCAGCAAATACATTTCCATGTTTATTAGCAGGCAACTACAAGAATGTATCTTGGCCGGGGTATGGCAATGATAGCATTGCTAGATCAACAATAGAGGCATGCGAAAATAATACAGTAACTGGGGTTATTGTAAGTTGGACTTTTCCTGGGCGATACGAATTCAGATTCAATTATGATACTCGGCAACACACCGGTAACTGGTATACAATAACCCCATGGACTACACAATCGGCTGATAATATTAAAAAAGAGTTTGTAACTGATAACGAGGATATTTTAAATCATCATGTAGATACAACCAAGAGAGCGAAAGAAACTGGTGTAGCCGATTTTGCAACTTCTTTTTATAAACATGTTGGGTCGTCTGAGTATTGGGAAATTTATAGTAGTCTTAAAGAAATTGTATATTTGCAAAACTATTTGAAATTAAAGCAAATACCGTATTTGTTTACTTGCGCTGATAATGTACTGATTTATAACAACACAATTAGAGACGCTGATTCGATTATTGGTAGTTTAACTAAACAATTAGATTTTTCAAATTGGTTTTGGTTCCCCCCGGGAAACTCAGAATGGGAAACAAATAAACCAAGAGGTTTTTACCAATGGGCTCTAGAGAATAAATATCCAGTGGGCACGACACATCCACTTGACGAAGCACATAAAGATGCCGCATTATTAATGCAGGAGAAATTCAATGAAATGGTTAAGAAACTTATATAACAGAATTATGCTCGAAATTCGTTATCGTAAGAAGCTCAAAGAGCTACGTAAACGCGATCCATTTATTTACAAATGATCAAAAAAGTTATTACATTTGGTGATAGTTTTACGTATGGCGAAGAATTGCCAGATTTGTACCAAGCATGGCCTTACCGTTTAGGCGATTTAGTTAAATGCGAAATTGTAAATTGTGGGTTGCCGGCTGCAAGTAACGATAAGATTCTTCGACTAATAATGGAATCATTTGTAACAGAGCCAGATTCAGATCTTTACATCATTGGGTGGACAAGTCCCGGGCGATCAGAGCACGCCGACGAATTTGGTTATTACGATGTCTGGCCCGGATATCAGGGAAACCTATTTAAAAACAACGACACAACATGGCGCAATAACTTAGTTGACTATGTAAGCCGTTACCATAATGCAATGTCGTTGCATAAAAAGTTTATTCATCAAGTACTGTTGATACAAGAGTTCTTGAAATCCTACGGTAAAGATTATATAATGATGAATGTTGGGCAAAATGATTATTATAAAAAAATAACAGTTCCTGATTACAATCGATACCTTGAATTGATTGATGCAAGTAGATTCATGGGACTAGATAAAAGTGGAATGTTGGAATGGACATACGGATGCGAAAAAGGACCAAACGGGCACTTTCTAGCCGACGGACATCGAATAGTAGCGGAAAAAATTTATGATCACATTAGGCATCTCGGGTGGCTTTCATGACGCCGCAGTATCTGTAATTAACGATGGCGAAATTAAGTTTGCCAGTCATGCAGAGCGTTATAGTAAGATAAAACACGACAAACATATAAATAACGATATAATAGGCGAAGCACTTAGTCACGGGGCACCTGACGTTGTTGCATATTACGAACGTCCGTTATTTAAAAAAATTCAACAATTATATTCAGGTCAATATCGTGAAGCCTTCAGTTTACGTCATCTTACTAGCGGTCAGTATATTCGCGAACATATTTCTAATACGGAATATAGGAAACAGCTACTACAATGCACACGACGAAACATGCCCCATCATCTTAGTCATGCCGCTGCCGGATTCCAAACCAGTCCCTTCAGTCGAGCCACAGTGGTTGTAATTGATGCCATTGGCGAATTAGACACAATCACAATATGGGGTGCTGAGTACAACAACAACGGAAAAGCAAAATATACAAAGCTATGGAGTCAACAGTACCCGCATAGTATAGGACTATTTTATAGTGCAGTAACTAAACGAGTTGGGCTACAACCTCTTGATGAAGAGTATATATTAATGGGCATGGCCGCGTACGGTGAACGTGGCTTTGGTGATTTAATTAAAATGAATATGATCCACGACGAGTGGGATATTTTGTTTAAAGAAAATTTGCACATGGGCCTAACACAAAAATATCTAAGTTACATCGGGGATACAGATTTAGCCGCTGGCGCTCAAGACTTAGTTGAGGATCTTATACTTAATGTAATGCATAGAGCAAGGCAATTTAAATGGAGCAACAATTTAGTATATATGGGCGGCGTTGCTTTAAACTGCGTTGCTAATTCGCGAATAGGGAATTATTTTGATAATATTTGGATTATGCCTAATCCTGGCGATGCTGGTTCTAGTATGGGTGCTGCCGCACTTGCTTATGGTGGTCGTATTAATTGGACAAATGCTTATTTGGGCCATAATATTCCTGGTGCTTACCCTGTTAATGACACCTTGGATGTGCTTTTGCGTGATCGTATTGTTGGTGTGGCAAGTGGCAAAGCAGAATGGGGACCGAGGGCGCTAGGTAATAGAAGTTTGTTAGCGGACCCTCGCGGTAATGATATAAAGGATAAAGTAAATGAAATTAAACGAAGACAACAATTCAGACCCTTTGCGCCAGTTATTCTGGAGGAGCTGGCTGATACTTACTTTGATATGCCTCGCGGCTGGAGTGACAGTAGGTATATGCAAACAGTCGCTCGTTGCAGGGTTCCTGAGTTATTTCCTGCTATCGTTCATCACGATGGTACCTCTCGTGTCCAGACTGTCCCGAAAGATGGATCAGGAATCAGAGAACTGTTAGAGAAATGGTACGTGATGACCGATTGCCCGATGTTGCTTAACACTAGCTTAAACATCCGCGGGGAACCAGTTGTCAACGATAGATTAGATGCAGATAGATTTGAACTTAGATATGGAGTTAAAGTATGCTCATGAAACAAGTAAAAAGAATTTTAATTATGGGTCTGCCTGGCGCAGGCAAAACCTACTTAGCAGAACGCCTCAAAGGAAAGCTACAGTCACACGGTAAAACAGTTGGCTGGTTAAACGCCGACGAAGTACGCAGGCATTACAATGACTGGGATTTTAGTGTCGAAGGGCGTATACGTCAGAGTTTACGTATGCGCGATCTAGCAGACGAGTCTAACACTGATTATTGTATTGTGGACTTTGTTGCACCATTGGTAGAGATGCGTAACAACTTTAAAGCAGATTGGACTATTTGGGTAGACACAATCCGCGAAGGCCGCTATGCAGACACTAACAAGATGTTTGTGGAACCCGAAGTATATGATTTCCGTGTTACAGAACAAGACGGCGATAAATGGGCAGACTTTATTGCTGAACACATTGCTGACAATCGTCGACGTCCTACATTTGATTGGAAGAAAGAAACAGTACAGATGCTAGGTCGATGGCAACCGTGGCACGACGGACATCGTGCGCTATTTGAAAGACTGTTGTCCAAAACAGGACAAGTGATTATTCAAGTACGTGACGTTCAAGGATGGCAAGGTAGCAACCCGTTTGCTATTGAGCAAGTTAAGGCATTCATTAAGCGTGACTTAGATCCATTATACCAAGGGCAGTACGAAATTCAAGTAGTACCTAACATTGTACATATTGGTTGGGGCCGTGGGGTTGGATACACAGCTGGCGAAGAAACATTTGATGAGTCCGTTACGGATATTAGTGCTACAAAGATTCGCAAAGAATTAGGGCTTAAATGAGCGATAGTCCTAAGCGTAGTATTGCTAAAACAATTAGCTGGCGTATAACTGGTAGCGGCGCAACGTTTGCTATCAGTTATGCAGTCCTTGGTGATGTTAGCATATCTAGCACTATTGCTGTGATACAATTAACTTTTAATACGATGCTATATTTTATCCACGAGAGAATATGGAATCGTATACCCTGGGGTCAAACGAAGAACGTAGATTTGATTTAAGTTCGTCCCAACAATAATCGAGTAAGTCTGTACTAAAGAATCTATTATAGTTGTGCTCCAAGGTAGGAGCCATTTCTTTTAATATCTCAGTTAAGTCGTCCAAGCTACGATTGCTAAGATCTAGTAATACTTGCCCAATGGCATGCATACGTTCAACGGGATCTTCTATATCGTCATAGCTTTCGTCAATCCAATTGCTAAAAGTTTTAAAACCGTACTCTTGTAAATACTTTAAATTGTGTGCAGGCCCTACTAATACAAATGGCATCTTACTTACAATAGGTTTAAAAATCTTTTCAGTTAAATGATGCTTTCTTTCCCAATAGCAAGTTTCAGTAACAACGTACATAAAACTTTCTTGCGTTTGTTCAACTGCACTCAGAACAAAACTAGTGTTAGGGATAGTACCAGTGTAGTCTATTCGTAGAGGAAGTTTAGTTTGTCTAATGTTCGATATTGCTTCGTTTGCTGTTGATTGTGAGTACCAACCTTTTGCAACACCTTCGTTTAAGTGATACACATAGTCACCGCCGTCTGGGCATGTTTCGCTATAACTAACGTATCCTTGATCTAAAATGTCCCTGACAATCAGTTCGTTAACAAATAAACTACGATACACTCTGGCACCACCGGTTAGTCTATTAAATGTTATATACTTTTTCTTAAGTGTTCTATTAGCCGGTTCAATTAATCTTGCATCGTACTTAACACCACGGAACCAATCGTGTGCGGCAAATACATGGTGGAAATAGTATACCACTGGGCAAGCGTATTTCTTTTGTAAGTAATCCAGCTGGTCACTTTCTTTTTCGGTAGTAACCAAAATGAATTTTTGCCCTTGTGCAAACTTAGTACAAGTATGTGCAATAACAGGAATATTAAAATCACCTAAAATAGGTTCTTGGTCGTAGCATAAAAATAATGGACCACGCTCTCCGTCCCAGTGGCTCATATCATTCATAAGGAATTCTATATCTTCTGGGCGAGTTGATCCGTAAGGCATTAGGTAAAGAACTCTCGGATCTGTTACAATAGTGTTTAAATACTGAAAGATATTTTCATAGTGACTATTAATATTATACATGTTTGACGTTTTCTATTATGGCCCTAAGCCAAATCTATTTGAGTTTGAACAGCCTGCCGCAGACTTAGATGATGCCGCAAGTAAATGTCGCACGGGACATTACTGGTATATTTATGGGGGCAACGACTACTCAAACTTTGATTTTTCATTTGTGCCAGCTCCGTGGGAGTCAACCCATTTGCATGTATTTCCTAGTCAGCACCAACGCAATGGCGATGTGTACTTAGCTAATGCAGAAACAGTTTCTAATAGGGAATGGCATTTTAGAAAAGAACAGTCTGTAATACGCAAAGCAGATAAGTCTGTTTGGATAGTACCCGACGGTGTCGACGATAAGGACTTTGATTATAGTTGGCATCCGGACCGCACAGAGCCGGACTACGAATATCGTTTTGGTACACAATGGCAACGTGAAGGCGGACCTATGTATCCAGGCAAAGCTGGCGTTAAGTATATGCTAGATCAAAAAATTAAAGCAGGTGCAACGCAAATCTTTTACATGGATTTTATGAATGGCACCATTTCTAGACACCAGTTTGAATATTTGCGTACTAAACATCCTACTATTAAAAGCACACGTTACGTTCATGATCACTTAAATGTTTTCAAACGTATTATGAATTTGGCGACCACCGAATATGTTTGGATTATTAGTTCTATCTGTGACTATACACAATTTGATTTTACTTGGCACCCTGCCGAAGCACAGAAAGAAATGATCCATGTATTCCCGAGCGGGGTACAACAGCGCGGAGATACATTTTATATTCATGTGCCTAGCTTTAGACAACAAATGATCGAACTAGACTTACTTGACTGGTTTAACGTTATTAACTATTGTGATGACCAGAGCGTTCGTAGATTTGATATGCCTACGCACGAGTACAAGTCAGACGACTTAGTAAGCGAAATTAAAAATTATAACTTTGATTTCCCGTATGCATTCTTTACTAATCAAAAGGATATAAATGTAGTGGCAGATCCGTGCTTATGGGCAGAAAAGGATCGTGCTATAGAACGTTGTAGTAAGAGTGGAGCAACTTGTATAGTGCCACGCGATGCTAAGGCACATATTAAGACGCAAGTCTACGATTATCCATACTTAGAAACTTCTGCGTTTCAAATTAATGAATACTACAATAGCAGAGACTTTCCGGACATTGAAGTTATGTTTGTATCCAATGGCGAACCAATGGAGCAACAACACTATGAACATCTTGTTTATTCTAGTAACCGAGACATTCGTTGGATTAGAAATGTAAACGGAAGAACTGCGGCTATTCGCAAAGCCGCCGAAGAATCTACTACTCCTTGGTTCTTTTTAGTACCGGCAAAACTAAAAGTAAAAATAGATTTTGATTGGTGGTGGCTACCAGATTACTACCAAGGGCCCAAGCATTATGTTTTTACCGCTCACAATCCTGTTAACGGATTAGAGTACGGGCACCAAGCTATGGTTGCTTACAATAAGAACCTAGTACTACAAACGACAGACCCAGGAATTGACTTCACGTTAAGCCAAGCACACGAAGTTGTTCCTATTAGTTCTGGTGTGGCAGAATTTAATACTGATCCTTGGACTACATGGCGTACAGCATTCAGAGAAGTAGTTAAGTTAAAGCATTATATGGCGGTAGATCCTACACTAGAAACAGAACATCGTTTACATACATGGTGTACAGTTGCTAGTGGCCCAAATGCTGAATGGTGTTTACGTGGTGCAAAAGATGCCACCGAGTACTATACAGCAGTCGGTGGCGATTATAATGAAATACTAAAAACTTATAACTGGGATTGGTTAGACGCTTACTTTAAACGTTGTTGCCAATAAGTGCTTTCTGTAAACCACTTGTGGTAACGTTTAAATCCTTCTTCTACATCTACTTTTGGATCAAAGCTAAAGTCCTTACGTGCGGCATCGATGTTTAATGCACCACGACTTGGAAAATCTGCATCTTTGTCACGAACCTCTACAGTTCCACTACCTGCTAGACTAACTGCTAAATTAGCGGCATCTAAGAGGCTCCAACTGTGCGATTTTGTAATGTTATACGTCTTATTTACTGCATTTTTGCTTAGTGTGGCACCGACAATACCTGCGGCTGCATCTTCAACGTAAGTAAAATCTAACGTTTCGGTTGCACCATTTACCTTAAGAGTTTCTCCGCGCAAAGCGGCGAGCATAAATTTTGAAATAACTCGGTCTTCGACGTCGAGTTCACCATATACAGCAGAGGGGCGTATAATAGCGTGATCAAAACAGTTACGACGGCTATAGTCTTTAACAAGGTATTCTCCCATTAGTTTCATAATGCCATATTGGCCTTGTGGATTGCAGATAGCGTCTTCCTTAACGTCATCCTTGAAGTCCCCGTAAACCATACTAGAACTAATATAAACAAACTTTGGAATACGGTATGATTTACAAATTTCTAATAAGTTTACAAGTGCAGTACTCATCACTTCCGACCCAGCAATAGGATTTTGATTTACAACCTTTTGTCTCGGGAAACTGGCTAGATGAATAACACCGTCGACTAGTACTGCAAAATTAGAAAAGAATTTGCGTGTTGCTTCGTGGTTAGTTAAATCGACATTGTGTATACTAGCACGTATTTTGCTTTTCCGTTCGTTACACAAATAGGTTAATTCGCTATGGTCCAAGAATCCGTAGTCGGTAAAATTGTCAATGATGAAGCACTCGTGCCCAAGTGCTTCAAGTTGTTTAACAACATTATGCCCAATGAAACCGGCACCGCCTGTTACAATAAACTTCATACTGCCATGTCTGCTTTAATTGGACTGTGGCTCATGTAGTGACGCAAGTGGATATCACTCATTGTAAACTTAGTGATATCTTTAACCTCGGGATTAAGCCAGAGAGCTGGAGCAGGATAAGGGTCACGCTCTAATTGTTCTTTTACCTGCTCTACGTGGTTGTTGTATATATGAGCATCACCGAGCACGTGGACAAACTCGCCTACGTCTAAATCGCACACTTGAGCAATCATATGTGTGAGAAGTGAGTAGGATGCAATGTTAAAAGGCACGCCTAAGAACATATCGCATGAACGCTGGTACATCTGACAACTTAACTTTCCATCTGCTACATAGAATTGTGCAAAGGTATGGCACGGTGGCAGAGCCATGAGTTCTAATTCTCCGGGGTTCCACGCTGATAATATATGTCGTCGTCCGTGCGGGTCCTGTTTAATGCCTTCAATTAAATTAAGCAGTTGATCAGTTTCTTTAATATGCAATGATCCACCGCGGTTATATACATTACCGAAGTCGTCTTTAAATGTATCTTGTTTGTGTTCTACGGGTGTGCGCCAGTGACGCCACTGTACGCCGTACACACGACCTAAGTCACCTTCAAATTTTGCTTTTGGCTTCCAATAAGGTGCTAGTGCGTTTGGAGTCCAAATAGTAACTTTACCATCTGCACTACCATGTGTGAGTTCTGCTAGTCTACGTTCATCGCCAGAACCTTCGATGAACCACAACAACTCTCCTACACAAGCCTTCCATGCTAACTTTTTAGTAGTAACAGCCGGAAAGCCATCTTGCAAGTTATAACGTTGTTGCATTCCAAACAGGCTAATAGTGCCTACACCTGTTCGGTCTCCTTTTTGTGTCCCCTTGTCAAGGACTTCCTGCAAAGCGTTTAAATAAGTTCTCATATATAACTGTTGTAAATTCTGTATTAGGGTCTGCTACAGCCGACTTTGGCTCCCAGCCAGCTAAAAACTTTTTAAGATTTATCTTAGTATCTATTTTATAAGAACCTTTGTAGTGTGTCAAATATATCTTATCTAATACACTATGACATTGTTCAAGTAACTCAGGCCCACCAATCACCCATATGATTTTGTCTGAGTGCAGTTTTTCTAAACGCAATAATTCCTCTTCCATATTGCCCTGGATAACAGATGCATGTGGAATAAATTGCTGTTTGGATGCAACGTAAGTAACTCGACCTTTGAGTGGTTTAGGCATATTCTTATCATCCCAAGTCTTTCGACCCATAACAACAACATGCCCTGTTGTGAGCTCTTTAAAGTTTTTTAAATCTTCGGAATTGTGGGGCCATGGCATAGTACCATTGAAGCCCATGCCGCCGTATGTGTCTACGGCGAATAAGGCGTTTATCATAATAAATCTTTGAGTAGGTTATCTGTAAAGGGCTGAACGACCTTGGCTACACTCTCGACACTGATATGGAAGTCTATATCTTGTATGTAATCGTCGAGTGCAGTTAGGCGATCATTGATAAGAGACTCAACAAAGTCTGGGTCCTCACCATCCTCTAACATTCCTGCTATGTCTACTTTAACTGAAGTCCCGTCTTTAAGGTTAACAGTTAAATGCAACAAAACACTAATGGGTACTTGTTCCTTGTTGACTTCCTTTAGCAACTTTTCCCATTTTTCTTTTTTGTCTAAGTTAAGCCGCTTGCTTCTTGGTCGACGGGGCTTTTTTGGCTCTTGTTGTTTTGGCATTTTTCGCAGGTGTTAGTTGTTTAGCTTCGGCTGTTAAACGTTTAGCTTCTGCTAATAGTTGTTCAGCTTGCTTTTGCATTTGTGATGCTTGATCCAATCTTTGTTGTGCTAAGTCGTCGTCGGACAGCACACCTTTGACGTAATCTGCGGCACTATTGGTAGCTTCAACGTCGAGGTTAGTACGACTCAAATTTTTGTTATTTGGAGGCATACCTACTTCGCGACCTTCGCGAACCCGCTTCTTGGTTTGTAACCCTGCTTGACTGTCAATGTCTGCCAGACGCTTAACAGCTTCTTCGCCCTTTTCCATTTCGTCAAGGATACCGTTAAGTTCATCTAAACGTACACTTGATTTTACAGTAGGAGTAATTAGTACTTGGCTAGTCGGAGCCTTTTTAATCATACCTTCTTTGTGTAATACTTCTAACGCATTACGGCCGTCTGCCATAGTAGTGCGGAAAAGTACATCACTAAAGTCTTTGGAATTTTGTCCAATTGGACTTTCTAATGCCTTCATAACTTCGTCATGAATCATGCGCGGAAGAACATCGCTATATATCAAAAGACACATATGATCTTCGTTAGGTACTTTGCGCCATAACAATACAATTTTCTTGTTGTTGTGTTTACCAACGTGTTTAATCATTTTAATTTCCTTGTTGTTCAGCTGGCGTTTCACTAGCTGGTTGTGTCGTTTGAATTGCTCCGCTGTCCTTTAAGAACTTTAATAGTCGGTCATAAACTGCACCAACTTGCGTGAATTCTTCGGCACGATATGCACCGCGTGTGCTTGCAATTTGAATTAATTGCGTAGCGGCTACAATATCCCCCAACTGTAAACCAATTTGTGGTTGTTCAGCTTGAGTGGTAGTTGTTTCTTCTTGCATAGTATCTCCGTAATAAACTATGCATATATTTACGACCACTGACAACTATGGAAAAATTTTTCTTACCATTCTGGGGTTTGGTTAATGGTATTAAGGATTAAACTAAAGTAACTCGCTTCACCGGGCATTTCAAAACCGGCTACTTTTTGGATAGCGAGAGTTTGGTTGTCTGCGCCCTCTACGTATTCGTCACCTACATAAAACCGCCCTTCTAGATTTTCCCAAATCCAGTCCGAAATTGATTTTTCGGTTACGTATGTGTCAAACTTAACTACAGTGAAATGCGGAGGGCAATGTTCTACCCTCCGAATTTGAAACACCGCCAATGGGTTAGCTTCGTTGTGCTTGAGCATATTAGTCGTCGCTACTACCGGGTGCAACACCAATCAACTGTAGCAAGTTAACAAACAAGTTAATAAAGTCGAGATACAAGTTCAATGCACCGAGTACTTCAACGGACACGCTATCATCTCCTTGCACACTTACAGCTTCACGGATTTGTTGAGTGTCATATGCAGTAAAGCCCAAGAAAATCAAAATCGCGATAGCACTGATAACCATTTGCATTACTGTACTACCAACAAATATGTTAATAAGGCTAGCAATGATAATCGCAATAAGCCCGACCATAAGGAACGAGCCCATACTTTCCAAACTGCGTTTAGTAAAGTAACCGTAAAAGCTCATTACACCAAATAGCACAGCCGCTCCCATAAATGCAGTAAAGATACTAGTCATTGCGTATGCAATAAAGATAGCACTCATACTCAATCCCATCAATGCCGCAAATCCTTGAAGCATCGCTACAGCAACCCCCACTGGAGGGTTAGCCATAATAGCTGGCGTAATAAAAAAGATTGCTACCAGCGGAGCAAACACAACCACCCAATGCATAATGCCAGTTAGGAAAAACTGACTAAGTGCAGGGGTAGTACCCACAATAAAACTAACCACCATACTAGTGAGAACAGCACACATCATATGGAAATAAACTCGACCCATTGCGGCATTAATAGCCGGGGCGTCACGATAAACATTTACTGCAATCATACCTTACTCCTTTTCATTAGTGATAATTGTAACCTTCAAATCTTCTGCTGAAGGCTGTACCATTTCGATTTTTGTTTTGAGAGATTCATTGGCAACTTGTGCAAAGCTCTCAATGATTTCCATTTGCCGTGTAATGGATGCGATCTCTGCCGCACGGACCAAATCTTCTAATCGCATCTCCAACTCGAGAATACGTTTGATGGCATCCTCGAGATTTTCTGGAGCATTAACTAGTTTAACTTCCATGTCCGGAAGTTCCTTTTCTGGAACAACAGTAGTGCCATCCATATTTTGTAGAGCTTCTTTCATTATTTACGACCTCGCTTTTCTTCTTCGTAGTGCGCCCAAATACCAAACTCAGGCTCTGCGCTTGGGTTACCTTTGATAATCCAGACGGTGTCACAGTAGTTCTCAACATCCTGTGGGCGCCAGCCAAAGAAACAGTAGTCAGTAAACATAATTAGTTTCTTGGGCTCGATGCCCTCTTCAATCATGTACTCCCAAACACACATAGGATCGGTACCACCACCACCTTGTGGGTCGAATGTAGTAATATCTTCCATATTTTCAGAAGTGAACTCACCTACGCCACCAATCTCGGTATCCCACCCGACAACTTTGATCTTGTACTCTGCATAAGAGTCCATAATGCCTTTAATTTCGCTAAAGAACACACGCAAGTCCTCGGGACCAATGGAACCAGAAGTGTCAATACCGATCATAATGTCGATTGTTTCGCCGGGCTTTTGTGCAGGCAGGATAGCATCCATGTGCCAGCTCTTACGGCCCGGGCGGGCAAAAGTGTAGTCGTTCTTAATAGTAGACTGGATTTGTTGCTCCAACAGCTCTTTCCAACTAATTTGGGGCTCAGTCAAATCCTTAATCATGCGCTTAACATTACCAGGCAAGTTACCTGCACCGACAGCCTGTGCGGCTTGCAGTACAGCTTCTTTGACCTCGTCACGAATAGCTTGACGTTCTGCTTTGCTCAAACGCGGGCGGCCTTTGCCGTCTTTGTCATCACCATCGCCGTCTTCGTCGTCACCATCTAAGTGTTCGTCCAACAGTTGTTGTGCCAATTGATCCATATTGATCTTGTTAGCATTTTTCATCAAGTCGTCGTACACTTCTTCTGCTGACATGCCCTTATATTTGGGATCGTACAGCATACCGACAACGGTAATCTTTTCGCCAACACGTTGGTCAATCAAGTCTGCGTTAACACAGAAGTCATCTGCAATGTTCCAAATCTTGGGATCGCGATCGCCGCGTCGACCCATGTGGTCGTAAACAGCATGAAGCACTTCGTGACCAACTAAGAACTCGACCTGCTTGAGCGGCATCTTGTTAACGAAGTCTGAGTTGTAATAAAATCTTTTGCCGTCGGTTGCGGCAGTTGGGCACCAGTCGTCTGCATTAATTAGAGTCATCCGTGTTGCCAAGTTACCAAAAAATGGTGCCTTAAGCAAAAGGCCGATACGTGCAGTAATTAGTTTTTCTCGTGCGGCAGTATCCACTTTGGGATCTGTAACAGTTTTGGGCTTAGTTGCAACTTCAGACATTTGGGTTCCTTCTTAATATAAGTATATTATAGCACAGGGTTCTTTTTTGGTCTATTACCTGACTACGCCCTGCAGTCGCTTGTCAAATGCGGCTTCTTGTTTATCGAACATGGTTTGGCACACTTTGTCATCTGTAACAATTCTAGTAGAAATACAATCCGAATCTGTGGCGGCACTTAAAGCATGATCCGCTGGTGCCTTGCCAGTTGTGGCCCACACACCTACGCCTGCGACTGTAGTGTATGCACATCCGCTAACCATAACAGATGTTAACAAAACAAAAAGGAAGGACTTATTGACTTTGCCTTCCTGTCCGTGACTAGCGAACAATTTACTTACCGCTTGCGGCGATAATGTACTTACCGAAACGCTTGTGGAACTCGTCAAAGTGCTTCATCTTACCAGGAACCATTGGCAGGTTGTAAGTAGTGAGAGCAACACGAGCACCCATAACAACCAATTCAGTTGTAAAGTTCTCCATCATGAATGCCAGGAAGTTATCGGCCATAGAGTGCCAATCGGCAATCTTTTCCTTACCCAACTTCTTGTATTCTTCTTGAAGTTCGTAGCACATAGAAATTGTAAGCGAGTACATCGCAGACACTTCCTTAACCTTCAGTTCCTTGACTTTACCAGACAAGACATCTTCTGGCTTAGGCATTTGGCCTGCAACCTTGCGGTGTGCCATAAACTTAACTGCCAAACCTTCGCCAACAGTACCTGCGATCAAGTCAGTCAACTCTGCGTCAGTAGCATCTTCGTCTTGCAAGAATTGCGACACGAAGCTCCAAGAACGTGGAGTAGCAAACGCACGGCTTGCGGACTTGGGATCAAACTCCATCAAGTCTTGTTTTGCAAAACCAATGTAACCAACTACGTCCTTGTGGATTTGGTTGTTAACAGCCCATTGGAACCAGCTGTCAAAGTCTGAACGCACTTCCAAGTGAACGAAACGGTTTGCCAATGGAGTAGGCATACGATAAGACACGCCCTTGTCGCTTTCGCGGTTACCTGCGGCAACCACAACTACGTTTTCAGGCAGTTCGTACTTACCCACACGGCGGTTCAAAATAAGCTGATAACCAGCGGCTTGTACAGCAGGAGCCGCAGAGTTCATTTCATCCAAGAACAAAACTACAACAGGATATTGTTTAGCAGTTTCTGCATCGGGCAAGTCCACAGGGGGAGCCCAATCCATAACTTCTTTGTTCTTGTTAAAGAACGGGATGCCGCGAATGTCTGTGGGTTCCATTTGACCTAGACGGCAGTCATACATGATACCACCAAGTTCTTCTGTGATACCTGCAATAAGCTCGGACTTACCGATACCTGGAGGACCCCAGAGGAAAATAGGGCGTTTAGCTTTGAAAGCTCGCAGTACACGGCTACGGGCTTCGGTTGGGGTTACACTACGGTGCTCAGTCACGGACATTTAGTCACTCCTTTAAAAAACTGTGATAAAAGTATTGTAGTTGAAATGTCTTTATTGGTCAAACAGTTTGCACCGTGAAACTGTCAATAAAGTCTTTGCCAACATCGCAAGAAACAAAGTTGCCACCTTGCATACCTTGTTCGCTATAATCGACATCGTTACCATTGAAGCCTTTTTCGCACAAGAAGGCTTGCAACATAGACATGAATTTGTTGTCTGTGTAGATAAGACCGTCGTTGTTGCAGTTCCAGGTGTTGGTATCGAAGAAAACACGGAGTTCGCCGAAGTCACCTTCGTCGTTAATATACGACAAATTAAGGCCTGTAATAGTAACATCCTTGGCAACGTCACTCCAGTAACCTTTGCCGTCTGTAGTCAAAACAGTTGAAACCTTACGCATTGCGAACTCCTTTTTGTTTACCATACCATTATTATAGCAAAAGTGCCTTTTTCGGGCAACCGTTTTAGACTTCTAGTTTGTAGTCTTTACGCAACACTTCCAAGCATTGCTCTTTTGTGCGCTTAGTTACTACAACCTTGCCTCCAAAAAAGCCCACGTGCAAATTGCGGTGTTCCACAAACTTAACTTCGCCGTCTGCACCGGTGTGCTTTTGACGTGTAGTAGCTTTTTGTACTACTTTTTTAGTAGCAACTTTTTGTACTACTTTTTTAGTAGTTTCTGCCTTAGCAGGAGCGGGTTTAGTTTCTACTACTTTAGTAGTAGTTTTAAAACCATGCTTTTTGTCATATTTTGCAATTTGCTCAGGAGTCATGCCCCAAGTAGCGATAAGACGCTTAACTTCGGTACCGGGCAGTTGATTCCAGTGAATGATTTTGTCTGTCCAATTTTGCATGTCTAACTCCTGTTTTGTTACGCTATACAAGTATTATAACCGAAATGTCTTTTTTGGGCAACCAAAAAATGTAGTACTTTTTAGCTAATTAGGCGCTTAATTACAGCGGGTTGCATTTTTACAACACGCAATTCTGCGGCATTAGCACTAGCTTGTAAGTTAGTGAGCACTAACTCAAGTTTGGCTACGCTGGTGGTATCGGCGTCTAAATCTACAACAAATTGGGCTTTGTTTGTAGTGAACTGCGAAAAGGTATCGGCAACAACACGAATTGCAACAATGGTGTTGGCATACGGGGTACGTTTAAGGGACACTTTAGCATACAAGACACTAGACGGCGCGGCATTGAAACGCATAGTTACTCCTTAACTGAACAAGTAAGTATTATAACCGAAATGTCTTTTTTGGACAACCAAAAAGTGTGTTGCAAAAAAACAACATTTTTTACAGAAAATTCAAGATAAATAACAGTATTATTTGGACAATTTTATGACCATTGCTTCGTCTGGAAGACTTTCACTATTCGAAAACATTTACAAAGAATTTGTTGCAGGCCCTTGGCCGTCGGGCGGTACTCGTGTAAGTATGAGTACTTTGTACAAAGGCGGTAGCATTGTACCATCGGGTGTAACAGGCGGCTCTGTGCCCGCAAGTGGTAGAATTTCGTTTAGTAATTTTTATGGCGCAAGATCACTCCCAGCATATAGTTACGTTAGCCACACAACTAGCGGAACATATACTACACCAGCTGGTTATACAAAATATCAAATTATTGTTGTAGGCGGCGGCGGCGGGGGTGGAAGTACCGCCGGAACAGGCGGCTGGGATGGTGGAGGTGGTGGTGGCGCTGGGGGCCTGTGTACTGGCTCTGCATTAAGTATTACGCCTGGGCTTCAATATCCTGTTGAGATAGGAGCAGGTGGCGGCGGTGCAAGGACTAGTATATATCCGGGAACATCTGTATATACATACGGCGGCGGTGGCCAAGGTGGCAATACAACGGTGGGTGCTGTGACAGCATATGGCGGTGGTGGAGGCGGCGGATATACTGCTGTATTTGCATCCAATAACTATGGATTGTACGTATCCGATATTGGGTGTAACGGGGGAAGCGGGGGAAGCGGTGGCGGCGGTTGTAGTTATCAACTCAGAGGTTCCGGTGGCGCATCAACTCAAGTATCGTTTCCTCCTGGGGTAACTGGATACGGGAACCGTGGCGGAAATGGCAATGGTGCCGACAGTGGTTATAATGGTGGCGGTGGCGGAGCTGCCGGCGCGGGTTATGATAATGGTGCCGGAGCAGGTGGCGCAAGCGGCGGCGCCGCAATGAGTATAAATTGGGTAAGCGGATTACCAGCAGGAACATTTTGCGGTGGTGGCGGACATGGCGGCGGGTACGACGGAAGAGGAAATGCGTACTTAGCGGGTGGCACAACCGGTGGCGCCGGCGGCGCTGGCCAAAACTATGCGGCTAATAATGGCGGGAACGGAACTGCCGGTATGGGCGGTGGTGGTGGAGGTGGTGGTGGAGCTTATCCGGGCGGCGGAGGATATGGCGGTAACGGCGGCTCTGGTGGTGTTTACATTGTATTCTATAATTAATCAAAAGGGTTATTAAATGGCGCATTATGCAAAAATCAACGAACAGAATATTGTTATAAATGTTATTGTCGCAGAACAACATGTAATCGATTCGGGAGTCCTCGGTGATCCCACAACCTTTATACAAACAAGCTATAATACATTTGGCGGAAAGCATCTGCAAGGAAAAACACCACTGAGAAAGAATTATGCATCAATTGGGTTTACATACGATAAAAAACGCGATGCATTTATTCCCCCGAAGCCATTCCCATCTTGGAAATTAAATGAAGAAACGTGCCAATGGGAATCACCGGTTAATCGTCCTAATAGTAAGACCATTGCATATGATTGGGACGAGGCAAACAGAGAATGGGTCGAAGCACCACTTCCGCCGGGGTACTTACCAAAATAAAAATGCCCCGGGAGGGGCATTTTGTTAGAAGTTTAAAGTAATCTTACCACTAGACATATCAAGCAGTAAGCAATACCGAGACCGCCTATCCCACCCAACCTTGGGCAAATCGTATCCCCAATGATCGACTGCATGCCTAATGGACTTTTTAGTAGACAGACTAGTAATAGTCCATCTTTGGTTTTGGCGCTCGAAATGATAAGTTCCGCTAGCAGTTACCAATTTAAATCGGCTATCGATGTTGTTTTTGGTGTCTTTACCGATTGGTAAACATTCATACGATTCAACTACTTGTATGTTACTTTTCTTGATACGTGAGAGTTTCATACGGTCTAACTTACCGCCAATACTAACTAAGTCTTTACCATCGAGACCCATTAGAGTAGCATAGTTAACAAGGCCGCGAACTTGCTCCTGCTTTTCCGCAGGGAACCTTTTAAAAACTAATTCTTCTTCTTCAGTATATTCCATTTTAAATCACCAAATGTTTAAAATAATTGTAATGCATTTCTAGGGTCCACGTCAACGGATCAATTTCCTTTCCGTCGTGTGTTTGGTACTTTGCTTCAAAAACGTTAGTGTACCGTTCAAATGGAACCCACATGTTAGGAGTCTTGCTAGCCCATCCTGCGTCTTTAAGTGCCATATGTTTAGCACGACTCAAACGCACAGTAGGAGCATTAAGTGCCTGTTCAACTGTAACTTTTCCTGCTAACAGCAAGTCACGTATTCGACTGGCCGGAATCAAGTGTTCAAAATCACAAGTTTCGTCCGCACCCACTTCGTGGTAATGTGCAAGCATTCCATCACGTTGCTCAATACAATACTCGTGGTATCGACGCAAGTAATAATCGATGTCGTTACGAATCTCTCGTAACAGTTGCTGATCATTACGAACAGCCGCATACTCTGCAACTAACCGAGTAAGGTTGCGTGTGCAGTATGCAGAAACTGTTTTATATGTTTCGGTAGTACGCTTAGTCTTACCGTAAACAGGAGCAACAAATTGATCTAGGGATTCTTTTAACATTTTAAGCCTCTTGTGCATCAGGGAACAGACCCGGGGCAATGTTGCCGTCTTCAATTCCCATCTTAGAGCCCTCACCGTGATACGGCAAGTTCAGTTTACCACCTGCACGAATATGCAGTTCTCGCATAAAATTAGCCATTGCACTAGGAGCAGACCAAGTAGCACCTGGGTTAACGTGTTCCCACTGGATCTTAGCTTTAGCATGAATTAATGCCGCACTCTTAAAAGAGCTTTGCTTAATGCTCTTGAGCAAAGTCTTCATCCATCCTGCGGGCAATTTATCTGCAGGATTAGTGCTAGAAATGCGATGCAATTCATACAAGCCAATATACACACCTTGATCAATTTCTTCCCCTATTGGGAAAGTGTCCTTAATAGCAGACAAAATTTCTTTTAGTGTATTACCGGTGTCATCAATATCAATGCCCTTTTGTGCATACTTAAAGTGACTAAAGAAGTAATCGTTGTCACCGCGCAAGTTATCGCTACCTCGACTACCTTTATCTTGCAAGTCGATACCGCAAGCATCAAATTGGTTCTGCATGGTACGTGCCTTAACTACCTTAACATCACGGCTACCATTCTTGTAACGCACTAGGGCATTACGATGCAAGTCGCCGGGGCCAAGACGCTTAACGCCTGTGTCATTAAGTTGCTCAAATGCGTAAGATGCAAAGTTTTTGTCATCTGTGTTTACAACAGCACAAGGAATTTCTTCAAATCCCAAAATACCTGCGGCAATGGTACGATGTTGGCCATCGTAAGCATCAATGCGATTAGTGCCGATGAGGCAACATGCACTCACTGGACTACAAATACGTGGGTCCCACTTTTTCATGATGTTGATAATATGCTTATGCAACACATCACGCTGAACTTCATAATCGATCCAAAGCTCGATTATCTTGGACATTGAGGAATTAGGGAATGTATATTGACTTGCTCTTGCACGGGCACGCCATGCGTCAATTTCTTTTTGCGTAACGCCATAATGCGCTTTGAGTTGTGCTTCAACTTCTGCAATGACGTCGGATAATTTGCGAACAAGGCGTTTGGCCATTTAGGTACTCCTGGGTAAAACGATGCAACATGCATCTACCGCCAATTGAACTAACAGCGCACCATGCGCCAGGTGTTCTTTTGGCAAACAGTTCTATTATATGCCCAATTTAGATAGCTGTCAACCGGTGTTGTTTTTATGCAACACTATTGATTATCTTGTAAATTGTCTAAGTAAGTATTAAGATCGCCGCCATGTAATTGTAGCATAACAGCATCGGTTTCGCTCATTACTAAAATGTATTTTTCGGAGAAGTAGTAAGGTTCGGTAAACAAACGTTCTAATTGGAGCATTTGTTTTGGTAGCACGGGTTTTTGTAATTCGACCCTGTGCATTTTGTATTGCGTATATTTTCTAAGCCACTGGATGCAAGTCCATGTTAGTCGCAAACTTTTATTGTTTAGGGGATTGTACCACCAGGCATGTTCTACGCCCACAAACTCACCGCCTGGACGAACTTGGTTAACAAATTCTTGTGTCCAGACCTTTTGTGTCTTACGGTTTGTAGATTGTGTCACCTTGCTTTAACAGAACAACTGTAAATTTGTCTGTCTTGAAAAGTGTATTAAGTTTTTTTGCTAAGTTAATAGCATGGCCCGGGTTACTAAAAGAAACCTTCTTGTATTTTGGTCCTGGGTAAGAAACCAAGATGTTATGTGTTTTCAGGTTAATAGGTTGATTGTCGTAGAAAACCGCCCAGATACCTTCGGAGCTTAATACTTGTTCGCTCTTGTATGTGGTCTTGTTTACATGGTCCAACAACACAGTTGGTTTTGGTCGACTCATTATATGTCCTTGATCTACAGTTTATTTATCTTCGTAATATGCGTATATTTACTTAAATGTTCCGCCGTCGACCCCAAGATTACCAAAAGACACGGGCTCTGCTTTTTTACTTTCGCCTGCAATAATAGCCAGCAAATCAAAGATCTCGGCTTGTAGACTACGTGCTTCGTCCGCGTTTAGTGTAAGAATCTTAGAGTTAGCTTGGTTTAACGCACGAACTTTATTATTGAAGTTCTTAATTTGTAACGGCAGATTGCTGTCCATTTGCTTCCTTTAATGCATCTAACATGCGTTCTTGGGTCTTGAACGGACCCTGGTACTCGTAACGATTTAATGTAATTAACTTAGGACAATATGCTCTAGTCCATGTGTTATTAAACTTTACAATATAAAATCCTGCACAAAAGAAACTTTTACTTTTATTAGACTTAGTAAAAATAGGCAAGTAACGTTGAACATCCAAGACTTGATTGTGTGGCGCACTAGAAGCAGGAAATCCGTATATATCGTAAACATCTAGTTTTTCTTTCTTGGGCTTTTCTGCTTTAACGAATTCAATATCGTACTTCTTGCTTAACAGTTTAATGCTAAGAAAATGTTCACGTTGATCGTCATGCACGTATACCACGCCACCGTTTTCTTCCACGGTTTGAATAGTACCAACCTTGGTTCCATCTTCTTCTACAATCCAGAATTTATTTTTAACCACTGGTTTGGCAACAATAGTAGACATCATTTATGCTCCCTCTTGAGATTACTCATAGTAATAATTTTGCCTAGTTCTGCACCTAGGTCTTGGTCTTCGCTAATAATATATAAGTCTGGCACAGTTCGAGAATGAACATATTCGCTAGACTGGCTTATACTAATAATATATCCACCATTGGCAGGTGTGATCCTAATATCAGTCCCGGGAAACTTGTGTTCGGTTGCGCTTTTGTCAAGGGTCATGGGTCCGAGACTAATAGTATCAATAGATGATTGACTTATACTATAGCTCATAGCTTAATCAATTCCAACGCAACAATTTGCCCGATTCGATGTGCAATATCGTCTTCTGAATCGGGAATAACATAAGTCTTGTTGTTACTTTCGTCCTTACGGCGATCATATGTACGCATCTGAATAATCGTTCCACCTTCTGCAACCATTACAGTAAACCGCATGCCGTCAATGTCTGGTTCGTGACTTTCACGAACAGTAGCAAGAGGCTTGCTCATATTTGAGTCTTGCTCGAATATAAAGTTGTGCAGGCGTCTGCGTAACCAATTAATCATGTTTATTATCCTCTTCTAATGTTAGCGCCTTCATAATTTCGAGACGCTCGTATGCTTCTTTAAGTCCTGGATGTTTTTCCATGCGTACTTTAAGACTTTGTTCTTCGATCATTTTATTTCTAGCCCAATTTAACAGCGACTCAGCTTCGCTAGTTAACGAAATTTGTGTATACGATGACCCTAGTATTTGCCAGGAGCTTCCATCGAATACTTCCATGTTTTGTGTGGATGTATTGTATCGCATGTTGCCTACACCTTGGGCACCACTGTTGTAATTGCCAACGTAAGTAGAAGGGGACCCGCCCGACACAGTAAGAAACGGACCTGCTGTAATGCCTTTAATCATTTAAATAAGCCACCATACAATTAAAATGTAAGTTAGTTGATGCATCATTTGGTCTAATCCCAGATGATTCCAGAATAGAGGATTTTGTATGTCACGATTACCATAATTCATCTTAGCCCAATCGATATGATAATGGATAACAGCATCAACGATGCCTACTGTTATAGCGGCAAAAAAAGCATCAATACCGCCAATGAGCCACAATGCCATAGTAGTGCCAATACCGTGTTTAGCACTATGCCAGATACCTAGCTTGTCGCCGTATATAGCTTTGCTATGCACCTCGTCCATGCCTTGGATAACAAAATCAACATACCAATGTTTAAGTTGCAGTAGTATTAGTAAAAATAAAATATCAGCCACGATATGCCTCTGCTAAAAAGTCGATGTAATTTTGTGAATTATCGCTAATTCGTTTAAGATCAAACTTACCGCAAAGTTTTAAGAAGTGTACACCAACTTGCGGGATATTTTTTGCTACACTATTTGTAGCAATGGTTTCTGCAATCATAACTTTAACATGATCTGGTTGTGCAGACAAGTCTACCAAAACACGATTGCGCTCGTAGTCATCTAACACACGGTGTTCTTCGCCATTATGGTCGGTCCAACGTTGCAACATTAGATTGTTCCAAGAGAAGCCTTTCTTTTCTTTGTCTTCGAAGGCTTCTTGGAGTCCCACACGATTCTTAGTGCCTTTAGTTCTGACACCAGGGTATGCAGAGAATATGTTGTCTGACACGTCGCCGCGCATACACTTTTCGAAGAGGATCCATTTTGGGTCCGGAATTGTTTTGGGTTCTTTAGTTTTTTTATCTTTGACTGGGGCACCTTTCGCGTCAAAGATGCCTTTGATTGTATGTAGCTCATCTGCAATCCCGTTGTATTGTGTTACATTTTCTGCCAATAATTGGTGGAAGTCACTGTCGCTCGAAACAATTACGTGTTCGTCCTGAGGGTGTGCCTGAATCCATCCTGCCACCAAGTCATCTGCTTCCAAGTTTTCGTGCCGGAGAACAGTACAATTGGACTTTTCGTAGAGGAACGTTTTGAGTTCGTCAAAAGTTTCCCAAAAGAGTTTATCTTCTTCTGCTTCAGCTTCTGTAAGTGCGGCTCGCGCAACTGCACGGTTTTTCTTGTACGGCTCATAGTAGTCCTTACGCCACGAACGACCTTCTAAACAGAAAACAACGTGGTCTGCTTTCTGTTCACGCCATGCTTTTGCGACACTAGCGAGAGTAACGTGAATAGCAAAGCCTAGTTTGTCCCACGTGTCACTTTGACGATGTGCGGCATGTCTGGCTCTAAAAAAGGTATTAGCGGTGTCAACAATTAGATATTTCATGTGGTAATAATAGCATATTATTATTTTTTAGTCAATACAGAATGCGATATATTTTGGTATAAAAAGTTAGCCCATGCTTCGTGTGCATCCTCTCCAAAATGGTAAGATTCTGGATTAACCGTTTTGAATCCTTTTGATTGCAACCAATTGTAATATGTTAAATTTTTGTCATATGGATCTAAGTAGCAGTTATCCCAATCCAATTTAGTATCGATGCAGTCTGTAGCAAAATGGTTGAATGTGTTAAAGAAATAATGTCTTATGCCGTTGACTTTTAGATCAAGATGGAATTGGTGTATTTTATTGTGTGCCATTTTAGTTTCGTTGGCCCAGTCTATTTCGGATACATAGCGAGGGTATATGTCCTTAAGCCATTGCGGCCAATCGTGGCCAACACCACCTGCATTTACTTGCCAATTAATTCCAGTTTCTGCATCATAAAATTCTTTACGTTCCCAAGTGCTCCAGCCAATGATTACAAGATCTGGTGTTTCCTCTTTAAGGTAGTCGTGTGTGGTTCTAATGATCCTATGGTTACTGCTAGCAGATTCTGCATCACAATGTAATATTGCACCTAAAGTATTTGCTAATTGGCATCCGTAACTAGCACGTTCGTTATCTGGATGAGGGCGTCTGCCTAGTCCCCAAAATAAAGGGTCATCGTTG